TCTGATTGGTGCTCTAACGAAATGTTTTAATCCGTTAGGTGAATCAGTTTTAATGAAGAACGCATCAGTGTCAGTTAGGAAGTTGTTTACCACATAACCTTGTGGAACCATTCCCATGTTTTTTAATGCGTTGACGTCATTGTCAGCTGTGCCAACTCTGCCATCAGATTTCATTAATCTTTCTGCAACAAACTGAAGTTGAACTGGAATGATCATTTTCATTCCACGAAGAGCGATTTTTAAACCTCTCTCGTCTTTCATATCAGCGATATCAATTAACATCTGCTCAAGCGAAGTTTCGTTTAAGTCAGCTGCAGTAGATAGCTCGTTCTTTTGGTCTCCACTTAGCGTTGGGTGGTCAGTAGCACAAAGCTCCTTACCATCACCACCAGCAAAACTAGCATTGAACGCATTGTTCAATATGTTTGCTGCTTTAATTTGCTTAGTGTTAGCCATAGATCTTGCTAACGCTTTTGTATATCTAGTGCTGATTTTGTCATAGAGGTTATCCTCTACAGCTTCTTCAGTTAGTGAGAAAGCTAAAGCAACAGTCTCGTGAGTGTACCTTGCAGTGAAAGTTTCTTGAGCGTCTTCATAGGTTACCCCTTGACCCTCAGGCTTTACAGCTGCATTGGCAAACCCACCAAGCATTACTTCTTCTTCAAAAGCACGATCAGAATTCTCTGTATCAAAGATTTCTGTGTGCTGGTTTTCGTATCGGTCATACTCTAACCCAAACAATGCGTTTAAGCCTGGTTCGAGTTCTTTGACCAATTGCATTCTTGAAATTACCATTGTTCAATATCTCCTAGGTTTATACGCCTGCCCCGTTATTATAGTAAAGATGCTCGTTAAACTTAACAATAAAGTTAGCGTTTGCAGAAGCAATATCACTATTATCCGGGTCTTCAGAAATTCGGATTATTCTAAGTTGCGCAGTTCCGCCAGCAGCAGAACCAAGCGTGTTTCTAGATTGTCCGTCAACAGTAGAACCTGTGCCAGCTACGTGATCAGCGTTATCGCCGATAGCAGTTTGGCCTAAAGTTCCATTGTCTTGAATTTCGAAAAGCATGTTTGGATCATCATAGACAAATGCCTCAATATCACCGCTGGATGGTGTAATACTACCAGGGTAATAATTTGAGAACGTTGGCTTTTTAGTAGTAGGATCATTATAGAAACAACCGTTGAAAACACCAACGTTAGCAACATCAGTAACAGAACTTAATTGTATTGTTCCTGCAGCAACTAACTTTACGATATCGCCTTTAAAAATTGCAGTGCCGTAGCCATCAGCAATTTTGTACTTTGACGTACCTTGTGTCATCGGAGCGCTTCCTAATCTACCCACTGGTCTCATGCCAAATGGCGCATTATTATTAGCCATGATTATCTCCTTACATAAATTGTTATAACACACTCACCCCGAGTGTGTTAAATTTTGTAACTCTGTGGGAGAAACTAAGTGTTTCTTTTGCCACCAAATGTTACGCGAGAACTTCTCTCTTTCGAGATAGGCATGCTAGGATGTTGGTCCTTCATTGGATCATTTGCAACAGCTTCGTCTTTGTCTTGAGTTAATTGCTCAAAATAAGCTTTACGTTGTGCAACAATCTCGTTAGGGATCCTTGCTAGCATTAAACCTCCAACAGCTATAACACCTTCGTATCTACCTGAATCAATTGATGGCCATTCCATTTCCGGATATTCATCTGCTCTCACAAATTCCCATCCTTCTCGTAGTTTAGCGGACACATTTTTTTGGTCCATCTGCCCTACTGCTTCGGCCCTTATCCAACGGTGTTTAAATCCGTTAGGTGCAGGTGGTGCATCTAGTTGTGACGGTGGAGTCCATACTTTAGGACGTTCTCTCTTAGCCCTAGTTTCTGACTCGCGTGACGGTAGTTTTGTATTTTTAGTTTTTTCCATATGCCTACTCCTTCACGTATTTCGCATATTCGCTTAGTGGCACACCTAGTTTTTTTGCTATGGCGACTTGTGATGGTGTGAGTCTCACAGTACCTTTGCGCGCAATCGGTTGGTTTCCTCTATTTACAGAGGCTACCGTTTGAGTTGGCGAAACTTGTTTATCAAACTTATGAGGGAAAGTGTCCCGCATTCTTTTGTCAATCTCACTATAATATGAATCTGACTGCGGGTCAAATCCTTCTTCCATTAGTTTACGATGAATTGAGAAAGAAGTCAAGGTCATAGGTTCGTCTTTACCAAACCATTCGTTCTTTTCAGCCCAATCCTCTGCCTTTGGATCTGGCGGAGCAGCAGGTTGAGGTGTTCTAGGTTGTTGGTATTGTTGAGCTGTATTTGGTTGAGCAACAGGCGTTTCTGCCTTTTCTCTTTTAGCTTCAGTTGCTTTTACTCTTTCATTTTCTACAGCTAATCTTGCTAAATCTTGTTGTGCTTCTACTTGAGCGTTAACATCTCCAGCATCCATTGCTTCTTTCAATCTTTTTTTAGCATCTTCTGTTTCAGCTTTTACACGGTTTCCGTATTCTAAAACATATCCTCTATCAAGATTTCCAACTCTACTTTGTAAAGTTTTAGCTTGCTCTTGTACTCCTTGAGCATATTGGACAGCTGCTTGTTCACGTCTTTCAGCTTCTCTTAATTTTTTTGTTAATTTATCAATCCTGGATTGTACCTTTTTACCATAGTCATCCATTTCTTCTGTAGATGCAGTATCTTTATTTTCTTCTACAACTACTTCTGTTTGCTCTGGTTCAGGATTAATAGTTTTTTCTTTTTTCGTAGGAAGTTCTACATCAACCGATGGTCCATCAGACGGTAAATCAACCATCTTTGCTTCGGCTTCAGATTGAGCTTCTACTTTAGTTTGCGCTTCTGCAGGCATACTTTACTCCTGTTTATTTGTATTGCAAGATATCCTCTGGGTCTTTTACCACAGCAATTATCTCGTCTTCGTTAAGTATCCTCACTTCTCCACCTTCTATTCCAAATCTAGACCCGGCATAACGACCAAATATAATCCAATCATTTACTTTACACCAAGGCCCATTTGGAAATCTTTCTTTGTCTTTATAACAATCTGGTCCTAATTTAAGAACCAAACCTGTGACTGTTGTATAGCCACGTTCTTGCATTGTTTCATCTGTTAATATTACACCACCTTTTGTTTTACCTTGTCCTTTGTATGGTAAAACTAACATACGCCAACCTGTAGGATCAGGTAATCTTTCTAATACTTTTTCTGTGGGTAAATGTTGTATATCTTTTGTAGCATCTTCTTGTATTTTTTTAAGAAATCTATTTTCTTTTTCTTCTGCTACTTTGTTGTTTTCGTCAGCTTCTACTGACAAATCTTTTTCTTCTAATGCAAATACTCGTTTAGGTAATTCGCTCTCCGTCATTGTTTTCCTCATCTTTCTGCAGGTCTTGTATTTCCTGTTCTATTATTGCATAGGCTTTATATTCACCTACGGTTTTGTTATACTCATCCCAACTAGGTAATCCAGCTGCGATAACTTCTTTCAAATCTTCTTTGCGCTCTCTAATCTTTCTAAGGATTAGATAAATCGCGGTCTCATCTTGCATTAATCCTTTTTCTTTTTCTTAGTCTTTTTAGCTGTTTTAGCAGATTGTTTTAAAGCTTTATCAGTAACAGTTCCTTTACCTTTTCTGCTTGTACCTGCTTTTTTTCTTTTGTTCATATAATAATACAAACCTTTTTTAACAGTTCTACCATCTTTTGTTACGTGTGTATCTTTTTTATCAGCCATTATTTTGCTTTGCCTCCTCTTCTATACATTCTTCCAGCCATAGGTTTTTGCATCATAGACCCACCGCCCATTTTTTTAACTCGACCACCAGCTTTTTTTGCTACTCGGCCACCTTTTTTCATATTTTTTTTATTACCCATCATTTTAAAATCTACGCCACTAATCTTGCCATCTTTATTTTTGTCAAGTTTAGTTTGCTTTCCAACAAGTTTTTTTGCCATGGTTATTTCCCCTTTTTAAAAAAATTCATTGCTACAGGTCCAGCCTTAACGCCAAAAGAAACTGAGCAAGCTAAATACAATAAATGTTTATAGTAATCCGGTAAAGAATGCAAGGCTTCAAAGCCTGCTTTTATGTGTGGTGTCCAACTAGGCACGAAGACTGCTACGGCTGGCGCCAGTAGGCAAATTAAAATTAGTTCGTCTTTCCACGATCCTTTCATTTGATCCACAGCTGCTGCTTCCCACTTTATTTTACCTGCTGCTATATCTTCTTGTTTTTTCTTTTCTGCCTTAATTTTTGCAATCTTAACTTCGCCATTTAATTTTTTTGTTTCTACGAAGCCTTTGATTCCATCAACGGCAACACCTAATAAAGGTTTAGCTAGTAATTGCCACATTATACATCTACTCCTTCGATCACGCCTTCAGCAAATGGTGTTACTAAAGCAGCACCTGGGTTTGCTACGCGATCTGTTAATTCCTCTCCGTATATCATTTCTCTGTCCATAAATCCAGTAGGATCTAACTCTGACAATGCTTTTTGTTGCCAGAATTTAGGATCTTTTATACCTAATGTTTCTATGCCTATTGGTTCTCCTAAAAAAGAATCATAGTTAAAACTGCCGTACCAATTTTCATCCATAGATCTCCAATAATCTTTTGCTGCATCATTTAAAAAACTAGATATTCCAGCTGCAGTATAATCTTCACCTGGTCTAGTACCACCAGGATCAAAAGCTGCATTCCAAACATCATTTACCATAACGTGTCCTAAACCTGACATAATCATGTTACCGTTTGAATCTAATAATGGATTACCAAATTGATCCTGTGGAAATAATCCACCTATGCCTCCTACAGTTTGCAATAAATTTAATTTTTGAAAATCAGAAACAGGAACGTCACCAGTAAAACTATCTACATTGTATAAATCTGTGTTTAAAGTTGGATCATTGGCAGCGTTAAATAAAGGATTGTCAAATATGTCTTTTTGTAATTCATATCTCTCATCACCACCATATCCTGTATCGTAGATTAAATTACCAGATTCATCTGTTAATAAACCTTTATCTGCTATGTTTGTTAAAGCATAATTTTTTAATCTACTTATGTATGCATCTTTTGCTTCTTTTGCAGCTTTTTGTTGTGCAGCTTGTTTTTTATCTTCAAAATTAAAAAAATCAGTTGTTTGATTATTTGTCTGGTTGTTTGTTTGATTC